CAGCGTTTCTTATGTGCTTGATGGGTTGCGCAAGCAAGGAAGCTCTAAATAAGTATGACAAGATACCAAGCTACCTGCTTGAAGCTCCACTTATTGCAGATAGAAACGTGACTAATCAAAGCGACGCAGGGGTATTGCTAATAGATGTCTATGGAGGTTATAAATCCTGCGTAGAACAACTAGATGCTATAAAAGACTATGAAGAAAAAAGAGATAGACAATAAAAAATAAGGGTGCGTAAATGGAACGAATAATAAAGAAAACTAAAGCTTTCTGGCTAAATAAGATGGTCGTAATAGAAATAATATTATCCGTCCTAATAATGTATGTTTTTACATATAAATTTTAAAAAAGGGGCTGGGTAATGGATGACTTAATGAATAGGTTGGGTTTTTATTTTTGGGTCGCAGTCGTTGGCTTTGTCGGCGGAGTGCTAAGCCTTGAAAATGATAGCCATAAGCCATTACACAGCGGCAAAGCAATAATAAATTCAATTATAAGCGCGATAAGCTCGATGTTTATATGTTGGATTTTTTACGAAGTTACATTTTATTTTACAAAAGAGAACCGCTTTAGTCTAGCGGTTGGTGGCTTTTTTGCATGGCGTGGCACGGCGTGGATAAGTGCGGTCGTGGATAAAGTGATAGATAAGAAATTAAATAGCTTTGATGTCGGCAGCGATGACTTTTCGCAAAAACCGCCAAGAGATTTTGGCTTTTAAATGCCCTTGTAAATAAAAAGCATACTAATAAAATAAAATCAAATTTAATAAAAACGCACAAAAAGTAAAATTAAAAGGAGAGAAAATGGCAGCAAAATTTGGAGTAAATGTCGAGCTATATAACGCCTCGCTTGCACCATACAAGATAAACAATGAACGCCCTATCGCCATAATCGGCGACGATACAAAGCTAACCGCTGGGCTATATCTATATAGCGATATATTAGAAGCGCTTAAAGAGGTCGGCGAGGGGTCGATAAAAGACACGCTAACAGACCTAAAAGCCACTGGGCTACATAACCAAATCGTGCTCAGCGTTTTTGCTAAAACAAGCGATCAAAATGCCGATGAGGTAGCATGCCAAAACGCTATCGATGAGCTAAAAAAATGCGAAGCCACGATCGGAACAAAACCTAAATTCTTTTTGGCAGTTGGCTACAACGACAAAGGCACACACGAGAAACTTAAGCAGATAGCCGCTTATTTGCGTGGAGTTTATGCGATCGAGCTAAACAAAACAAAAGAGAGCGAGATAAATACCACCTTGCAAGAATACAGCACAAAAACAGCGATCATCTCGTATCAAAAAGTTATAAGAGTTGATAAAGTTGTGCGCCCTGCTAGTGCGTTTCTAATAGCACTCTATGCGAAAATTATGGCAGAAACCGAGTACGGATTTTCACAAACGTATTCAAATAGAGTTATCGACGGAGTTATCGGAATTCAAGACAAAGTCGAGCTTATACAAGGCGAGGACTGCGAGGCAGACAGATTAAGAGGCAAAGGTGTAAGCCTTATAATTGCCGATGATGGCATAAGGGCATGGGGTGGAGAAACTTGCAATGATGACTTATTTAGCTCGATACATACTTATGTTATTTTTTATACTGCCATAGATACGATTTTTAAAGCACAAAAAACGGCTATCGATAAACGCATGCGCGACGTACTCAAAAATGTAGTTGATAGCTTAGAGGCGTTTTATCTAAGACTAACCGCCAATAACGTGGTAGTAGGCTTCGAGATCACGGTGCCAAAGGATCTAAACTCAAACGAAACTATAAGCGAGGGCATAGTGTATATTAAACACAACGTCCAAGAAATGCCACTAATAAAACGCATAGTCAATAGAATTTACCGAGTAACCGATTACTCGCAAAAACTAATCGAAGAACTATAAAAAGGAGTAAAAATGTTAAAAGCGCAAGCATTTACAGGTGGAAATTTATTTATTGACGGCATCGGATTGATGGGTGAGGTCGTTGAGGTTGAACTGCCAAAGATCGAAAAAGAGACGATCGAAACAAGTAGCGGCATCGGCAAATTTGAAGCAGTTTTGCCAGTGGTAAAGCCACTAAATACCAAAATCACCGTAAATAACCTAAACGAGCTATATTTTAAGATGCTGGATAGTTCAAAGACACAAAAACTATACTTAAAAGCAAACGCTACAAATTCAAACGGCGATGATGAGCAAGTGATCGCTACTTTTGAGGGCAAGATAAAAAGCCTTGATGGTGCTAAATTTGAATTTAATAAAGAGGCAAATTTAAGTTTTGAAGTAAGCTTAACATTTTATAAGCTCGAAGTTGCAGGGGCAAGAGTGATACTTTATGACGCACTGAACCATATATTTGAAAATGACGGCGTCGATTTATTTGGCACTATACGCAAAAATATTTTATAAAAAGGAATAAAAATGCCACTTCAAAAAATCGAACTACCAAAAGAGGAATTTACGTTTTCAGATGGGCAAAAGGTCTATTTAAAAGCCCCTACTCTGCTACAAATCCAATCCGCCACAAAAAACGCAAAGGGTGACGAGATCGAGCAAGCTAAAAATTTACTCGTTGATATGAGTGACGGCGAGTTAAATAAGGAGTTTTTAAACTCACTGCCGATAAGCGAGTGGGTAGAGCTTAGCAAGACGATAAGCGGATTTATGGGCGTTGATGTAAAAAACTAATAGAGGGGATTGCGCTAATCACGCACTCCCTAAATTTTACATTATCCGACGTTATGGGATTAGAATTTAACGAATTTGTAGATTATTTTGAGATCGCAAAACGCATAAATCAAAACTAAAGAGCGGCGTTGCTGCTCTTGCTCTTATAAATTTTAGCAATGGCATAAAGCACAAGCAAAGGCACGCTTATATACCAAAACATGCAGGCGATTAAGCCACCGACCATAAGAATGATAGGGAGCATAAACCCAGCCAAAAGAGCGCCTAAATAATCCATTTTAACCACCTTGTATAAAAATCACTAATATTTTACTAATATCAAAATAAAAAGGCAATATATGGCACAAGAAGCAACATTAACCTTTAACATGGAGCTTAAGGGGCTAAATAATATCTTAAAAGCCGTTGATAGAAGCACTATAAGCCTAGGCGATAAGCTAAATGCAAACATAAAAGCAGGCATAGAAAAGTATAACGCCGCCCTGCAAAAGCTAAAAGTTGAGCCGTTTCAAAAAGCAGGTTTTCACACACAAATGGCGAAGCTAAAAGAAGACTTGCAAAGAGCCACAAAAGCCAAGATCCGCATCGATATGGACGAGGCAAAGCAAAAGCTAGCAAATTTAAAGACCGAGATCGTCGCAAGTGTGGCATCAGTAGCAGCGATCGCAGCACCGATTAAAAGTGCGATTGATTTTGAAAGCTCGATGGCAGATGTAAAAAAAGTAGTTGATTTTAAAAATGATAACGAGATCAAGGGCTTTTCAAATGAAATTTTAAAAATGAGCCAAGTAATACCGATGACCGCCGATGGATTGACACAAGTCGCAGCAGCTGGCGGGCAAATGGGACTAGCAAAAGAGGAGCTTTTAAAATTTACCGAAATGGCAGCCAAAACAGCCGTTGCTTTTGACATCACGGCAGAGAGCGCGGGCGATACGATAGGCAAAATAAAAAACATCTTGTCGCTAAGCCTTGATGAGACTGGCGAGATGATGGACGCCATAAACCACCTATCAAACAACAATGCCGCCAAAGCTAGCGAAATAGTCGAGGTTATGAAAAGAATAGCAGGCATCGGCAAACAAGTAGGCTTAGCAAAAGAGCAAACCGCCGCGCTAGCATCTGCTTTTATATCACTTGGTAAAGCGCCAGAGACTGCGGCGACTGCATCCGAAGCTTTGCTAAAAAAATTAAATAATATAGAGTCACTCGGAGCTAAACAAAAAGCTGCTTTCAAACATACTGGATTAAGTATAAAAAATTTCTCAGCGATGATGAAGACGGACGCACAAGGCGCGGTTTTAAAATTTCTTGAAACTATGAAAAACATCGAGCCACAAAAAAGAGGAGCTTTGCTTAGTGCCATTATGGGAACAAACTATGATAGCGACATTGCAACGCTTATAAGCGGTATGGATGTTTATAAAAAGTCGCTTGATGAGGTTAGCAGCAAGGAGAAATTTTTAGGCTCAAACGAAAAAGAATTTCAAGCTAGAAGCAACACCGTCGCAAACAAAATCCAGCTAATGAAAAATACATTAAATTCACTTAGTATAAGTATCGGTAATGTTTTTATACCATATATCAGCACGGCAGTAGAAAAGATCACTGGCTTTATAAAAAAAATAACCGAATTCGCACAAAACAATGAAGAGCTTGTTAAAAAGATAGGTCTTAGCGTTGCTGCATTTTTAGGGTTTAATGCATTTATGACAGCAGCAAGGGCAGCCTTTGCACTATTTACGATCTCGTTTGGCGGCTACCGTAAAATTTTAATGCTATTGCCTTTTGACTGCGTAAAACTTAATGCATCTTTGTCGCAATGCAGTATTACAATGAAAGCAAAAGCTACACTTACGGCGCTTGCTAGCAAGGCGTTAAATAGCTTTAGCCTGGCGACAAAAACGGCAGGCGGCACATCTTTAGGATTTGTCGGAGGGCTTAAAAAGATAGTTTTAGGCTTTAGGGCGCTAAGCCTTGCGTTTTTAAGCAATCCAATCGGTCTTATATTAACAGCAATCGCAGCAGCCGGAGCGCTAATTTATAAATATTGGGATCACATAAAAGCCTTTTTCACTGGCTTTTTTGAGGGACTAAGAAAAAATATAGCACCAGTTACAGACGTATTTAATGGCTTTTTTACAGCCGTTAAAGCAGCTTTCTCACCATTAACGCCTATATTCTCTAAAATTTCAAGTTTTTTTAGCTCGCTTTTTGGACAGAGTAGTGCCACAAAAGAGGAGATAGAGGGGCTAACAAACGCAGGGGCTAAATTTGGCGAGGTAGTGGCAGGAGCGATCAACTTCGTTTTAACACCGATAAAGCTTTTAATCGAATTTATAACGACAGCTATAAATGGCATAAACACGCTTATAGATAGCGCCAAGAACCTTGACATCACAAAAAGCATAAAAGAGGGGCTAGGCGTTGGCGATGGCGTTGAGCGCAGTTGGTATAACCCTTTAAATTTATTTTACGATAGCAAGCCAAAAACGCAAAGCACAAGCGGAGCGATAAGCGAGAACGCAGAAGCTAAAAGGCAAAACGCAGCAAACAATAAAAATCAGACTATCAACGACAACAAAGTAGTAAATATCACGATGAGCGGATCAAGCGCCACGCCGCAGGCGGTAGCCAAAGCGGTGCAAAACTCGAGCTATAGTTATGGCGATTAGGGGTAGATATGAGGATAATAACGATCGACAAATATGTTTTTAGCATAGACGATAACGTCGCAGGCATAGAGAAAAATTTAAGCGTAAATTACGACAAGAAAAACACGATCACAAGACCAGTATATACACATCTAGGAGGATATGATGAGGAATTTAGCTTTGAAGCTACTATATTGCTCGATGACGTGCTTAAATTTAGCGGATTTGAAGAGCTAGTAAAGCAAGCCATACCGCTTAAAATTTCAGCCTTTGATCTCGTGCGAGGCAACTATATACTTATCTACTCGATGACGCAAAGCACCGATAACTTTGTCAAACTCTTTTTTAATGGTATTTGGTATTACACAAAAAAAATAAGAATTTCAGGCTATTTACTATGAGCGATTTTAATCAATTTAGCAAAGAAGTCACGAGAGTGTTAAAAAATGCTATGAATAGGACACTTACAAAAGTATCAAAAGAGCAAAGAGAGCTAATCGCAAAAAGAGTATCGATAAAAAAGCGATACCTTGATAAAAAGCGTCTTGTAAGACGCGGAGCAAGGGCAGATGACCTAAGTATCAAAATATTTGCCATGCCAAAAGCGATAACGCCTTTCATGCTCGAAGCTCACGCAAGACCAAAAGGATATGACTACGGCATACCAAAAGGGCGACATTTCTATGTTAGAGGGCTTACCAAAACAAGGCAGAACAAAGGCAACACAAGCGGATTTTTGACAGGTCAAGCAGTCGCAAAAGATGGCAGGAGCTTTTTTTATTTACGAAAATTATCCGATCTTGACACTGAGGCACTAAAGATAAGCGATGCAGTGCTAGCAAAGGCGGAGTATATATTTTCGCAGGAGTTGAAAAAATGAAAATTTATATAGCAAAAGATGACGAGAGCATGGACATGATATGTTCTAAAATTTATGGCTCTTTAGATAAAAATGTTTATAGTGAATTTCTAAGAGAAAACGAGCATCTTTTACACAAAACAAAGTTAAAAAGTGGCGATGAGGTAAATTTGCCAAATATCGAGCCACAAGAAGAAAAAAAGGCTAAATACCTATGGGAATAGCAGGATATAGAGCGCCAAAAATTAAAATCTTATATAACGGCGTAGATAAAACGGATGAGATACCATGGATCGATATAGGCATAGACGACTACGAGAGTGACGAGAGCGATGTTTTAAATGTGCTTATGCACTGGAGCTCGCCATTGCCAAGAGAAGAAGACGAGATTAAAATTTATATTGACGGCGCTTTTTTGGGTGATTTTACGATAGCTACGATCAAATATAATTATAAGCAAAGCTACGAGATCGAGGCAATATCGGCAAATTTCTTTAAGGCTTTTCGAGAGAAGAAGAATAGGACATTTAAAGCTCAAAGTTATAAAGAAATTTTGAAATCAATAGCCAAAGAAAACGGCTATAACATCAAGATTGATTTTGACCGAATGGATGAGGTAGGCGACATCGAGCAATACGACCTAAGCGACTGCGCGTTTTGTAAAAAGATAGCTGACGATCTCGAAATAACCTTTTGCGTGAAAAATAAAACGCTCATTTTCATAGACAAAGACAAGGATCATGACCGAGTAGAATACACCATCACAGAGGACGAGATAATCGATTTAAACTACCAAATCAATCACACAAAAAAATATAATGCTTGTGAGATAAAATGGTTTGATAGCGAAAAAAATAAATCAGTCGTCTCAAAGGTAGGAGTAGGAACGCCAGTGCTTAAATTTAGCGATTTTGCACGTGATGAAGCAGAAGCACTATCAAAAGCAGAAGCAAAGCTAAAGAGGCAAAAAAATAGCGTATTGGCTGGCACCGTGTCGATACATGGTCGCCCTTTTTTTGCAGGTGGGTATATCAATATCAAGCTAAAGGACGAGCCAAAAACACTAAGAGCGATAATATCAAAGATCACGCATAGCATAAATAATAACTGGCTTAGCACTATCGAGTTTTTTTAAGCAAAATGTTACAATCGGAAACGAACCGAAAAAATAAAATATTTTTACGGAGTTAAAACGGAGTTAAGCAAAGCTTAAAGAAATAAACAACGTATCTAACGATACTATATATATAAATTTGATTTCTGGTGAACCCACCA